AAGGAAACACAGGTAGTACGGGTCCAACTGGCCCACCCGGTGGTCCAGGTTCACCTGGTGGCAATGGACCACCTGGCCCTCCTGGTCAAGATGGGGAAAATGGCGAGCAAGGACCACCGGGTGAGCCGTGTCCTTGCGAAGCAACGGAAGGTATATTTCTAGAGACCAACATTTATCTTGGTGAGGATACCATCTATGATGGAAGTAGAATTCCTCCTGTAACTTCGACCACACTATCGAATTTCTCTGCAAGTAGACTTCACCCAACAGACTGGACATATTTCTATACTAGATTGGCTAACAACAACACTCCTTTCTCGCAGTTCTTCAATAGTGTTCAACACTTCAATGAGATCAATCCGCAAGAGCCAGCGGACTTGACTCAACTTGAAACATCTTACAGATCCACTTTCGTAATGCCTACAAAGTATACGGAAAGAGATCTGAGCAACACTACTAACTTGATGTTAGTTGAAGAGCGAAAAGACTACCACCACAAGCAGATGAACTTTATCTTCACACCAGGCGTGTATGAGATGGATAAACCGTTCTCTATGTTTGGTATGCGAAAGATTGCTATAGGTGGCGCACCGGGATCAGTTGTTGAGATTCCAATTGCACAGGTTGGTGTTGATTATGCATATTCTGCTACAGGTGCAACAGAAACTAATCGCTTCTATCTGAAGTGTCTCGCAAGCACCACGGGACATTCGAATCCCCTAGTTGCGACAGGAAATTATGCTCTTATTGAAGGTCGCCATCTGAGATTTACCAATGTGGTTCCTCTTGGTTACACCGCTGGCATTCCTGTCGGTGGTTATACTGGAGCATCTGGTGCAACATTTGGGTTCTTGACTTCATTACTCGGCGCATATCCATGTGTTTTGAATAGTTGGGCAACAGGAGGATCGAAGAATTCAAGTTTCACTCTTGAAGTCCCACACAATCCCGTTACTGTTATTGCTTCAACGGGCGATGCATTACCTCCGTTAGGGGTTCCTTATGGGGCAACATTCGGTACAGGTGCAGGACAGGCATCGGGGCTGTCTGCGATGACGATCATGAGGACTGTTTTCCATGTGAATAATGACAACGGATTCTTGATTGCCGACAGAGACACTAACATCTATATCGGTAGTGGTGCAAATAGCGTCAATCTTGAACCGATCATGATTGTCAATATTGCAGACCCTGATACAAATGTCGAAGGAAATTCAAAGGCAACACTAAACTCGGTTGCAATTCAAACTGCCGGAAATGTCTTTATTGGAGATAAAGTTGGAGTCTACGGATTCCCGACCGCACTTCATGTTACTGATACGGGCAGAGCAGTTGTCAATAAAGCATCTTTCGTAGGAAACTACAATGCTATTGCTGCTGATGGTGGATCGGTGACAACTAAAGGAACTATCGTAAATAGAAACGAATTTGGTTTGTCTCTAGCATCGGGAGCAAAAGCAGAAGTTAAAGATGGTACTATCTTTGCAAGAAATGGTATTGCAATGGTATCAAATAGTTCAAGACTATTTGTCGATGATCCGGCAAAAAATGCTGCTGCTGTTGTTAGAGGCAGTCCTGCAATAGTCGCATTCAATTCATCTGTTAGAGTTGGAAATGTAGTTGCTGATGCTCCAGTCTCTTGGTTGGGTCAATCAGGCCACTCGGGAGGCTCGGGACAGGTATCTGGTTCTGGTACACTTAGACCAAATGAACCCGGCGTTGCTCCTAAGGACTACGCTGTGTTCGTTTCAGGATGTGATGTTACATATCATGATCCTGCTCTTTATAACAGTAAATCGCAGATACCAACAATATCATCGGTATCCTCTAACATAACCGTCAAGGCATCATCAAGAGAGGTCGCTGCCGCCACTATTATTTCACAGAGAGCATTCTTTAACTTCGATTCATCGAGTGTAAATACGACGAGTGCTAGATCGGGACCGAAGAGTTCAACAAATATCTTCTCCGATAAATCATCTTACTCACCACCCAAGGGATAATTCATGGGGTCATTTAAACAAATAGGTAATATTGTGTACATTGATGGAGCAGAGATTCCATTAGATGTTTTCAAGATTCTTGAGCCTAATTACAATCCACAAACTGGCTTGGAAGCCCTTAATTACAACGGAGAAGTTCTGGTTGTTAGAACAAACGGTATTACAAACACACTAAGCGGAAAATGGAAAGACGGAGACCGTTACATAGCAAGGAAGAAAGACTTCATCTCACTTTTGGGGTTGATTCGAAGAGAAGATGGAGAAGTAAACGAAGAAGTCAATTCTATTAGTGATCCATCTGGATGCAGAGAAAAGGCATATCCTAATGTGAATGATTTGGTGATTGCTCTATGGGAGCATATTGTTGAGCAGAAAAATCTAAAGGATTCGGGAATAGATGAACTTCAGGCGAAGAGGATCATAGTAAAGGATAAATACCCCTTGAAGGAGACATCGAATGCCAGCGATCAACTCAAGGGAGAAACTGAAGGATTACTGCCTAAGGGCACTCGGCGCACCCGTAGTCGAAATAAACATAGCGGATGAGCAGTTAGAAGATCGTCTTGATGATGCCCTCCGTTTCTTTTCCGAATACCATTTTGATGGGGTTGAAAAGGTTTATCTCAAGTATCAGGTCACGGCTACTGATATAACCCGTGGATACATTGAACTAAAATCAGACAATCGAAAAGCATTAGGTGGGGGTCTTGAAAACGCCGATGCTATATTTGACGCTACGGAAGAAGGAAGAACTGATGAGGATGTTCTTATTGAAAATCTCATCACAAGCGTCACTAGAATCTTTCCATTCACTCAACAGTCAGTTGGAATGTTCGACATTCGATATCAGTATGCGCTGAATGACCTGTATACATTCGGAACCATAGATTTGGTTCAATATGATTTGACTCAACAATACTTGACTCTGTTGCGTCAGTATCTCTCTCCCGATAAGAGTGTTCGGTTTAGTAGAGTCCAAAACCGACTTTACATCGATATGAACTGGTCACAGCAAGTTTCGGTGGGAACCTATCTAATCATAGAGTGCTATCGCATACTTGATCCTAGAATCTATCCTGAAGTTTATGAAGATCGTCTTCTGAAAAGATATACGACTGCACTCATCAAGAAACAATGGGGTGTCAATCTCAGCAAATATAGTGGAGTTAAGTTGCCTGGAGATGTAACACTCAGAGGAACTGAAATTGCCTCAGAGGCAACGACAGAGATAGAAAACCTTGAGAAAGAAATAGTTCTCAAGTATGAACTACCAGCAGATTTCATGATGGGATGATATGGCACTAAACCCTTACATTCGTCTTCATAATCAGAACTATCAGCCAGAGCAAAATCTGGTTGAGGATCTTACCATCGAAGCAATCAAGATTCACGGTATGGAGATGTTTTACATTCCGAGAAGCCTTGTAAAGAGGGATGATCTATTTGGAGAGTCTAGATACTCAAGGTTTGTGGACTTCAAGATGATAGAGATGTACATGGACACCACTCAAGCGTTTGAAGGTGGAGACACCTTCACGAAGTTTGGTTTTGAAGTCCGTGACAGCGTGAAATTTACTGTATCAAGAAAGCGTTTCATAAGAGAGACAGGAATGCAAAGACCTTTAGAAGGTGATTTGCTTTTCTTACCGCTCAATCGTGGATTATTTGAGATCAAGTTCGTTGAACATGAGAATCCATTCTATCAGTTGGGCAAGTTATTTTCATACCAACTGACATGCGAACTCTTCCAGTACAGCGAGGAAGAATTTAATACAGGAGTCGAGGAAATTGATGCTATCAACGACGAAACTGGATACAAGGTAAATCTTACCTTGGGAGGTGCCTATGGAACGGGATCTTTCGGAAAAGGCGACATCGTATATCAGTACCAAAACGGTCAAGTTACGGGAGGAGTTGCGGGAGAAACTGCACGGGCGAAAGTTTACTCATACGACAGCGGAGGGGCTTCGCCGGTACTTTCTCTTACCGATGTTTCTGGTAAGTGGCTGTATAGCACAAATCCGCCATTCAAATATGTGACTAAGGCAAACAGTTCACTATATGCCGAAGTGATTGGTATTGATGATCAAATGGGTATAGGTAACGAGGCGAAGAACAATGAAATTGAGACAGAGTCTCTTGATGTGTTGAACTTCGATGAGGACAATCCGTTCGGAGATTTATTCTAATGACTGACTATTACTACCACAGCACGATCAGAAAGATCGTAGTTGCATTTGCGTCTTTGTTCAATGACATCTATATCTCAAGAAAAGGTGCAGATGGAAATGAGATAGAACGATTTAGAGTTCCTATCGCATATGGACCAAAACAAAAGTTCTTAAGTAAACTAGATCGTCTTGGTGGGTCATTTGATCAGACTATTAAGTTAGAAACATACTTACCGAGACTTGCTTTTGAAATCACCAATTTGCAGTATGACTCGTCAAGGAAACTAAACACGATTCAGAAAACCGTTTCTCAGGCATCAGATAGTAATCTGTATGGGAGATACGAAAGAGTTCCTTACAACATGTCGTTGACATTGAGTGTGATGGCAAAAACAATGGATGACAATCTGCAAATCATGGAGCAGATTCTTCCTATGTTTGGTCCCGAATTCACTTTTACGATTAAGGCGGTAGACCCCACCGATATGGATGTGGATGTGCCTTTAGTTTTTTCATCTACCACAATGAATGAAGGTGATGATGGTAGTTACGGTGATTACGCTAATCGTAAAGTGACAATGTCGAATATTCAATTCGTTGCAAAAATGTACCTTTATGGACCAGTCAATAAGCAGAAGATAATAACCCAAGCGGATATTCGTGTCTTGGACACTAAATGGCTCGGATCCGACATCGTAACACCTCCAGCATATGCTGAAATATCGACAACTCCAAAACTCGGTGTGACTCCTCAGGACTACGATCCCATGGCTCCAATAGGATCAACAAACGGAGCAGATATCGTTATCAACGAAAATAACTTTGGGGATACAATATTTCTTCCACCAGAAACTTTCGGAATCACTTCTCTTAGATTGTCGCAGGAAGAATTCGAAAGTGAAACAACAACGATTTGGAATAGAATTACCCAAACGATGGCATACTCATATGACATTTGGAGTTCTGCTAGATCACAAAAGATTGGACCAACGGAAACAATTGGAAATCCAAACGCCGAAAATTGGAAAAGTTGGTTTGTTTTCGCATGTGAGTATCATGGATTCAGACCACAAGTTTATGACGAGGTATATCCTCCCGCCGGAAATTTGCCTGACATTTCTCCTGTTGAGTTAGAATCCAACACATCATCTTTCTGGCCTTGTGGGGAATCTGAGTATGAATGTCTGACATGTGAGCAGTATTGGAACAAGTACTTGTCTGATTCTGTGCAATCAACAAGAATGTTGATTGATCCGACTACACTTCCACCAGGACCGCCGGGAGTTAGTGCAGATTGGTATAGTCCTGGTCCAAGCACACTTCCAATTCGGGTAATTCCTCCCATTGAGTTTGATCCCTCTTGGAGACAACCGATAGGACCAGTCTCAATTCCTAAATTTCCCTGTCAGGACTATTGGCCGCTTCCGATTCCACTTGGTGACGATCCGAGTCACAAATTTTGGCCTAGACCACCGCAGGACATAGTCAATAAGTGTTGCGGAGATTCTGGACAACTTCCGACTTCTCCTGGTCAACTTTCTCCCGATAAACCCTGTCGCTTGATCGAATGGGGTGGTCATCTAATGGATGGTGGAAATTGTGAGGATCTTTATAATTGGTGGAACAATTGGTTTGCTGAGTTGAGAAAACATGCAGACAAATATGTTGAAAGAGTAAATCCTGCAATATTACCTAGAAGGAATAGGGGAGTTCTTCCTGGCTGGTATGTTAACAGGGGGTATGTTCCATACCTATTTCCCGGTGAGCCTGGTTCCACACCGCTTGAGGATTTACAGCGTGAGTACAATATTTGTAATTCAACTAGAGGCCCAATTGGATCTTGTAATGTTCCAATCGAACAACCAGACATAGACGATCCACATTTCTTACCATTATCTCCTTGGTGGTGGGAATATTGGAATAACAGAATAAAAGAATATCAACAAAGCAATCCATGTGGAGGGGAACATCCACTAAAATTGCCAGTCCTTAATCGGTATTGGTTGCTTAAGTATATCCGTAAGTTTAAACAACTTTGTCCTTCATGTGTTTCACTTCAATGTCCTAGCGGATTATTGACGATAAATCCATTTGGAACTCCAGACAATCCAAGTGGGATAACTCCAATAACACCTAATGGATATGGACATGATGGCGATCTAAATCCATCGGATCTCTGGAAGCCTTGGAGATACTATCCTCCAAATCAGAATGGCTGCTGGCATTGGGTGGTTGATGAAAATACAGAGATAAACAATTGTATATCTCTACCAGCAGATGCGCTTGGTGGTGGTTGCTTATGTTTGGGTGAGGATAATGTGTATAGAAGACTTCCACCAGCATTTTGTAACTGAAGGAGATAGATATTATGAATTCTAATATAGCAAAAGAACTTGATATCGATGTTGATGCGACCGAACCAAAAAAGATTCAGCCAATCAAATCTGATGTTGAATCTAAACCTTATAAGACATCTGAGGCAGATGATGATTACAACGAGGTTCGTAGAAACCTCAAAGTTGTGATTGAGCAGTCCAATAGTGCTATACAAGGCATTCTTGAACTTGCTGAAGATAGTCAGCAGCCCCGTGCATATGAAGTGGTCGCACAGTTAATCGGTCAGACTCTTGAGGCGAATACCAAACTGATAGACTTACACCGCCGTATGAAAGACATCAAGAAAGAAGATGCTCCATCTAAAGCGGCAAGCGTGACCAACAATAGTATCTTCGTCGGCAGCACAGCAGAGTTACAGAAGATGATCAAGGCGCAGCAGAAGCAAATGATTGATGTGAAGCCGATTGAAGAGTCCAAGTAATGCGTAAAACAGATGATACCTATCTTGGCAATCCGCTGCTCAAAGGTGGAAACATCAAGATTGAATTCACTAAGGATCAGTTAGAGGAGTACATCAAATGCTCCCAAGATCCCGTTTACTTCATGGAAAACCACATGAAGATTGTGACTTTGGATCAGGGTCTAGTGACCATTACTCTGTATGACTTTCAGAAAGAAATTGTTAGATCGGTTCACGACAATCGATTTACCATCTGCAAGATTCCTCGTCAGTCGGGAAAGACAACATGTCTTATTGGTGAGATAGTGCATCAGGTTCTGTTCAATCCAAATTATAAGGTCGCTATACTTGCAAACAAATTGAAGACGGCTACCGAAATCATGGATAGAGTCAAGTTAGTCTATGAAAACCTACCGAAATGGATGCAGCAGGGAGTCATTGAGTGGAACAAGACAAGCATTACATTTGAAAATGGGTCAAAGGTTATGTGCTCATCCACATCGTCAAGTGCGGTTCGTGGATCATCCTACAACTTCCTTCTGCTAGATGAATTTGCATTCGTTCCTGATGAAATAGCGGAAGAATTCTTTGCATCGGTCTATCCGACTATTACAGCAGGACAGACAACAAAGACCGTGATTGTCAGCACTCCGAATGGACTGAACCTGTACTACAAGTTGTGGCAGAATGCCAAGCAAGGAAGATCAAACTTCAAAGCAGTAGAGGCACACTGGTGGCAGATTCCTGGTCGTGACGAAAAGTTCAAAGCAGAGACAATCAAGAACACATCTGAACGACACTGGGCTTCAGAATACGAGTGTGAGTTC